TAAGCCTGCCCCTTGTTGGGGCCAGACACGTATCGCAAGAAATCACCAGCAAGAAATGCATAGCGATTATTTGGAAGTGCCATCACTTTCCATGCGTTGAAATTATCAATCTGGGTTCCGGCCAAACCTTGTTGCTGCATGAACGCTCCGTACCCTTCTTGCAAAGTGCTTTCAAAAGTATCTTCGCCCATTGCGTAGGGCCGAAACACTTCGCCTTTGCCGTTGACATCCGACACGCCGGGCAACACGGCAGCCAACGCTTCTTTTGAAATCTTGTTTGAAATTAGTCCGCTGTATTCTCCGTCACGAGCAGCGCGTCCAGCGTAGTATGCCTTGTAAGCCTGATACGCCGAATTTGCTCCATCAGCGTTGCTGCCAAACGCAGCACCAACAGCGTCTGAAAAATCAGCACGCAGTTCGGTATCGCTTGGCATCGGGAATCCGCCCTTGCCATTGTCGGCCTTGTCGGCCTTTATAGGGTTAAGTAGGCGCTCACCTTCGAGGATGGTGCCGGCAACGTCTGCAGGCTTGTACACTCGCTCATCAATCCACCATCCGCCACCAACGCGCTTGGGGTCGTTCATGACCATGAAACGCCCAGCAACTTCGGTAGCCGGGCTGTTTGGGCGAATCTGTTGCAGGATTGCGTGGAAGGCATTGTCATCCTGCACCGACGAGCGGAGGACCTGCAGGAGTTGCTTCTGACCAGAAACAGCTTGCCCGTTAAACATTGTGCCAAGCGCCTCGGCCTCGTTGTTCGTGAGCAGCTTCATTTCCCTGTTAGCAAAATACGAGTCGCGCATCGTGGTTGCCAGACCAACGCGGCTGGCCAGCTCTTCGCTCATGGCCTTGCTATCTTGGAAGTTCATCGGCTTGCCGCCAATCTTGACCTCCATGGCATAGGCAATGGGGTCTGCGGTCTGCATGGTGCGCACGCGCTCATAGGCCTGCACAAGCTGGGCTTGACGCTGCACATAGCCGGCGTAAAGCGGGTCATCGCTATTAGCGGGCGGAGCAGCCCGGTCAATGAGCGCCTTGGCCTGCGCCGGCGTCATGGTTCTCATGGCATTGATATCAGCGCCCGTCTGCATTTGCTGCTGGTACTGAGCAAAACGCAGGCTGCCCTGCTGCGGCCCAAGGGCCATCGTGAACTGCTGCTCGGTCAGGGGTTGAGTCGGAACCACGCCGTTCTGTGCGCCGGCAATGTGGCCGGTGATGACGTTCTCGATGTTGGACCGGGCACCCGCCTGCTGGCGATTGACCTCGGACTCGGCTGCCGTCAGGAACGATGACGCCTGCTGCACCGTCAGGCGCTTGGCCCACTCAATGTACTGCGGGTTCGGCGGAGGCGTCTGCAGGGCCGCAGGAGCCGCGCTAGCCTCGGGGGCACCCAAGATGCTGGTAACGTAATTGCGCGTCTCTGCGGGCATCCTGCTCAGCCAGCCGCCATCTCCCTTGGAGCTGCCAGAAAGAGCCTCGCGCAATCTGCCCGGGCCGGCGTTGTAAGCGGCCAGAGCCTTGTCCATGGACCCAAAGTCTTTGAGCTGTTTGGCAAGGTAGGCTTGCCCCAGAGCCCGATTGTAGGCGGCGTCGGTCTTGAACTTCTGCTCGTCCCACGGCAGGCCGGCCAGCTTGGCGGCCTCGGGCCCGGTGTCGGGCATGACCTGAGCCACGCCAACAGCGCCGGCAGAGCTGACGGCACCCTGCTTTCCGCCGGACTCCTGACGCTCCAGCTTGGACCACACGCTTTCGACGGTTGCAGCGGCCGCGGTTTCAGGCTTAGCGGCTACGGGCTGAGTGATGCCAAAGGTAAACTCAAGCGCCCGCTTTGCGCCCGCGGGGTCGCGCTGCACGAGGCCGGTGCCCATGGCTGCGTTTAGCGCCTGCTTGGCGCGAATGGCCATCTCGGGTCCCTGCTGGCCAAACCCGCCGTTGGCAATCTGGTCAAGCACGGCCTTTTCGGCAAGGGTGTATTGCGTGGGGTCCGCGGCCAGAATCTGGCTGTAGTTGGTTACGCTGCCTTCGAGGTCGGCGGTGCGCTTGGTCACGCCGGCCTGAGCCTCGAACGCCATGGACTTAAGCTGCAGGTTCTCACGCAGGCCCATCATGTTGCGCGAGGCAACCTTGCGGGCTATCGGGTGAGGGATGCCTTCCAGCGTCTTTTCCGCATAGGCATCAAAGTCGGTGAGCATCTTGCCGGTAAAGCCCGGCGCACCCGGCTCGGCGTTCTGGCTAGCTTGCTGGTAGTACTCGGACCAATGCAGGGTAGCGTCGCTGACCTTCTTGCCGGCGTCGCTTACCGCATCGTCGGCTTCTTTTTTGACAAGCACGTCGGCCATTTGCCCGATAGCCTGACCGAAGCCCTGCGTGGCACGTGCGGTGGCATCAGAAACCTGCACGCCGCGGGCAGATACCTGCACTCCGCCAGTCGAGGGAGTCGTGCGCTGGTCGTACTGAGCAATGCGGATAGCCATGAATTACAGCCCTGAAAGGTTTAAGCCCTTGGAAACGCCGTAGGCCTTGGTAGCGCCACTCAGCAAGTTAGAGCCAGCATTGATGAAGCCGGCAGCCATCGTGTCACGAGCGCCGGCGCGATTGGCCTTAGCTTGCATGGTCTCAAGTTGCGACTGAGCAAGCAAACCGCGTGCACGCATCTGCCCCTCGTAGCGAATGTTCAGCGCGTCCAGCTCGGAGTTCACGGCGTTCTGGTTCAGCACGTCAAGATTGGACCCGCCAAAGCCGGTGCCGCTCTGGGCCACGCCGGCAAGGGCCTGCCCCTGCAGTTGGCCAAACTGGCGACGCTGCAGTTCTTCGCGCTGGTTTGCTTCGGCGCTGGCCACCCCGGCGTTCTGCTTGAGCACAGTTGCGTTGAACTCGTCGGCATAGGCCTGCGACTTCATCTGGTTGCTCTGGGCCTTGGCACCAGCAAGAGCGCCAACGGTTGATACCGCGGTGGTGGTGGCTAGCATGCCAACGGTAGCTGCAGTTGCGCCAGTTGCGCCAAGAGCAGAGCCGATAGCGGCAAACATAGGAATTACAAAAGCCATGTCACTTCACCCTTGCGTACAGGTGGAAATCAGAACCGTCCGGCGCGTAGGCACGCATGAAGCCCTCGCGCTCGAACCCCAGCATCTCGGCCCATCGGCAGCCCTCGGTAAACCCGGCCAGCACGCATGTTTCCACGCGGCGAAACGGGTGAATCTCAAATGACCGCAGCACGGCCCGGTGCAGCTTCACAAAGTGCCTACCAGCATTTGCACTCACTAGTGCCCACACAATTGCCCGGCCATCCCACTGCGGGTAGAAGCCGGCGGAGGCAATGACCTCGTCACCAGCTACCGCGGAGTAGCACGGCCCGGCAGCTAGCAGGGACGGGCCGTAGTCCACCTTGGCAAGCTCTGGCTGCAGCACTATCTGTGACGGCTGCAGCGAAATGTACTTCAGATGTTCCGGCTGAAACGGGACAATGTTCATCGGTCAAAAGTATGCAGTTGCGGCATGATGGCCACCACTGTCATAGGCAGCGGCTGCTCCTGTCGCACCATGATGTAGCCGTCGAAGTCGTAGCCGCTTGGCCACTCCATCAGCTTGTCGCCGGTGAACAGCGGCGGCGGCGCGTCCATCAGGTCTGAGCCAGTGCGGAAGTTCAGCTCGTCGAGGTTGTTCTCGTCGGGGCCGGCCTTCGCGCCAAGCGTGTTGTAGAACCGTATGACGCACTTATTGATGCGCTTGGTCTTGCCCTGCGCAGTGCCATCACCAGCGCCGGCGTTGATGCGATTGGTCTGCAAGGTGGACACGTAGCCAAGACCCACTTGCACCTTGCTAGCAGAAAGCTGCAGCGTGATAGCGCCCGAGGTCACCACGCGGTCAGGATGCGCCGCGCCGTCAGCAAGTATCTGCACGGTCTGGCCTTCGAGGTAGCCAAGCCCACTGATGACCGTAGCCGGCGCACCCGAGTAGGTTGCACCGCAGTCCACGTAGAACGCATCAGCCTGCAGGTCGCCCTCGTCGTACTCGGTCTCGAGGTACTCCACGTAGCGCTTGGTGGTGCCGTTGATGGTGCGCTTGACGATGAGCCAAAGCTCGTCATGGTCGCGGTCCGGCGAGGGAATGACGGACACGGATTCCACCACGGCGTCGCCAGTGCTGAAGGCCCCGCCAAGAATATGCCGGTGCCAGCCAACCACGTCTTGCTCGCGGTTGAACGTGAAGCCCAGCAACTGCCCATCAGTGCGCACGGCCCACATGGCAACGTAAGGTTCCCGGTGCCACACGGTCTGCTGAATGCCTGTACGTGTGACGTGTTCAGCAAGAGCCGTCAGGTCCGCGGTCACGTAGCCGTTCTGCTGGAAGTTGTAACTGACCTCCTTGACCTTGCGGCCAGAGGCCTGCGTCATCAGTACCGAGTAGCCGACCCGCACCGGCGTCACCGTGCGCGAGCCTTCTGCGGTCTGCAGCTCCATCTTGACGTTGCCGGGTGCAAACGCTTCGCTGGTAGAGTTCTCCATGCAGGCAAACTCGCCGCCGGAGGTGCCAATCATCAGAGCCTGCGTCGGGACCAGCCACTGCACTTGGTTCACTTGGTCCGAGCTGATGTTCACCTGAATGGCGCGGTCCGCCACAATCTGACCACTGTCATCTTTAGCGCCAAAGTTCTCGAAGTCGCCGGACACGCTGAAGTAGATGTCTTGCCCCTTTGCTAGCGTCAGGCGCTCGCGGAAGAACGTGACCTTCGACGGGTAACCCTCTTGCCCGCTGAACGAAGCCAATGCCCAGCGGAACGTAGCATTGCCAGAGCCAACAACGCCGGTTGGTAGCGGGTTGTTGCCCTGCACCGTGACCGTCACTACGGTGCTCGAGGTGAACGCCGTAATCTTTACGTAGCCGTAGCCCGTGCTGACAAACAGCCAGTCAAGGCCTTCGCGTTCTACGTTGGTGCCATTCTTGCCGTTGTATCCACCGTCAGCCTGCGTGCCGTAAGTGTGGATAGGCTTGTCTGGACCAGTACGCCAGACCTTGCTGGTAGTCGGAGTTCCGGTAGTCGTGCACTTGTATGTTTTGCCATCGCTGCGGCGCACTTCGTTTAAAGGACCTACAGGATGCGCAAACTCCTCGCCGGCAGTCCACGGCTTGACGCTCGATAGGTCTGCCGGCTCGAGGTAGACATAGCTGCCTACCATGGCCGAGGTGAACGTCGCCACGTTGGCCGTAAGCGTGACGCCGGCACCGGTGGTAGCCGAGGCGTACATCGTCGTGGTGCGCGTGGAGTTCTGCGTCTTGAAGGGCCCATTGGTCAGGACCACCTCAGTCAGCGTCCAGTTGGTGGCACCGAGGCGCGAGAGCTTCTGCAGCGGGTAGCTCGGGTGAGCAATGTAAATGATGTCGCCAGACTGGGCCATGGACAGACGGAACGTGCCGTCCGTCGCGTCGGTCAGGTCGGCAGTGGTGTACGGCGTTGCAATCTCGTAGGGCACGCCGACGTTCAGCAGCACGCCGTGGTTCGTGTAGAACCGGATGTACTGGTTGCCAAACTCCAGCACGTAAGCCTGCGTGGTCGAGAACTCAAAGCGAGCCAGCCACGTGCGGTTAGCGCTGGTCTTCACCTCGGCCACGTAGCGCGTGCCGGGGCGGCGCACGGCCGGACCCTGCACGGTGGGCAGGAAGTTCTCCATGACCCGGCAGCCGGCTTCGTACTTGGCGATATCCACACGGCCATCAAGCAGCGGCGAAAGCTCGCCTGCGTTGAAGTTCGTGCGGATAGGACTGGCTTTGGGCACTCAGATTCTCCCGATAACCCACGCTTCGTCGGACACCATGACGGGCTGGCGCTCGATAGCGTTGGCCCGCACGGCTCGCACGAGAGCCTGCCCGTACTCTTCCCACGCAAGCTGGCGCTTCTGGTTGGACTGCGTCAGCTCCTCGCATATCTCAGCCGCAATGCGGCAGGCAAGAACCTCGCGGAAGCTCACGTCCCACTGATTGGGGTCTTCGATTCTGGCCACGTAGCGCAGCTTTAGCGGCGCATCAATGTTGGTCAGAATCTTGTTGCCCTCGAGCACATAGTCGATGGTCTCAACGCCAATGTAGTTCTCGAGAATTGCGCCCGGGAACTGGTCGTTGACCATGTCCAGTTTAAGGAAGTCATCAGGCACTTGGTACTGAAGGTCCCAGCCAAACGCCGGCACGTCAGTGAGCGCAGCCAGCGAGGTGCGCTTCAGCGAGAAGCTCCAGCGATGGGCCCGCAGTTCCTCGTCGCGCAAGTCATCGAAGCACGAGGTGATGCTGCGTGCCGCTTTGACATCGTCACCGAGGCTTGTAATGCGGGCTGAGCCGAGCTTGGTCAGCGCACGGTTGGCAACTTGAATGACGCTAGCCACGAACAGCCACCAATGCGGCGCAGACTGCCGCTCCTAAAGCGCCACCCAGCAAGGTGGCAATGAAGTCCAGCCAGTCAGGCGTGCCGTGTCCCTGCTTGTCCCAGAGTTCCTTCGCGGCGCCAACAGCGGCGGCCACGAGGACGGACATCCAACCCATGACGGGGAACAACGTGGCGGCGATGCTCCACCCCCACCACGCATGAGCCTGCTTGTCGATGGCGATTGCCATGAGAACCTCGCAAAGGCGGCGAGGCCGGCGCAGGCCGCCGCGCCGGGTTGGTTAGTTGCCGAAAACTAGGTAATCGACCACCGTGTTGGCCGTCGCGTTGGCGTTGCCGTAGATGGTGAACGAGCCAGCAGCCGGCACGACACGCACAATCTGCGTCAGCGTGGCGTCGGCGGCTGCCTGAGAAATCACAGCAAATACCGTAGACAGTGTGCCAACAACATTGTTGGTCACCACTACGTTGTTTGCTCCAGCCGCAATGGCAACTCGCCCAGCAGCAGCGTTCTGTGTGACGTTGCCGGGCGTTCCGCTGCTATCACCTTTGCTTACTGTGAGAATGGTAAACGCGCCAGTCTGACGAGTGGCGCTGCCAATCGTCATGTTGTTCATCGTGCCAGTCGAACCCGGCGCAATAGTGACAACGCCGGTGCCGGTAGGCGAGATGGTGACGTTAGAGTTGGCAGGTGAAAAGG